AATTGTGATGCGCATTGCGTACATGCTCCTCAAGAAGGAACAAGGCATGCCTGCTGTGTGTGACTATCGCAAGTACGTAACTGAAATTATATATGGTGACGATGATATAAAATCGGTCAAGCGTGAAATTACCAGTTGGTTTAACCAACTCACTCTGACCGACGCTCTTGCTTCATTTGGACTCACGTATACAGACGAAGGTAAAACCGGAATAATCTCCAAATTTAAACCGTTGGTGGATGTGGCTTTTCTTAAAAGAAAATTTGTTATTCAAGACGACGGAACTTTCTTAGCGCCTATGGACCTGGAAAACGCCTTGGAGATAACAAATTGGATTCGTGGTAAAGCACTCCGAACTTCAACTCTGGAAAACTGTGAACAAGCTATCGCCGAACTCGCTCTGCACCCACAACATGTGTACGAACATTGGAGCTCTCGTATACAGGAGGAACTAAGGAAGGTTGGAATTGCCATCACTGTCCCTACTTACTTTGAACAAAAGCAAGCATACAAGAGTAATCGTGATGGTTATGACCGAGCTGAATATGTTCCTCTTTGGTAAACTCCACGGCCTTGTCCGGGAAGCGTGATCTTGACTAGAGAATACAAACGGGATACTTCTCCTGTCACTGCTGTTTCCTTGCCACCAAAAGAGTGTTGCTGTGCTCTGGTGATACAGCTCCCGACTTTAGGGTGAATAATCATCTACCCCTATCGTATAACATGATTGCTAGTAATTCAGACTCTCAAAGTGGTTCTGTTTCGTATGACCACGACCAAAATACGAAAGTTGATTCAACCCGTGGTAAATTACTTACTGATATACAAATGTCCGCAGAATCTGTACCAATGACTTCATCTGTCACACAAATGGCACTTAATGATACGACGCGTCATGAAATCAAAAGCATTTTAGAACGACCTGTTAATCTTGGAACTTTTGAATGGAAGACCGCTGATGCAGCATTACCAATTCATCTTGCACTATCTGCGTATGATGCGGGTACTCAGCGACATTTGCAACAATTTAACTTCCCTCAAGATATTTTCTCGAATTCTCCGTTGGTAGTAGATAAACTTAAAAATTATCAATATTTTAAATCAGATATAGAAATAGAGGTTAAAATTAATGCACAACCATTCCTACAAGGTGCTCTTATGTTAGTGTATAATCCGTATTTTCATCAAACTGGAGATTTTAGGCGAAAAGGAACAGTTTACCTTGCATCACAGACTTCATGTCCAAACAAAATTGTAAGCATAGAAGAAGGAAATTCTGTGAAATTGATATGCCCGTATGCAAACATATATGATCTTTTTGACTTAGCAAACTCTGATAATCAATTTGGTACTGCCTTTTTGTTTGTATTTTCTGCTTTGCTCGGACCAAATGCTGCAGAAACGGCTAAATATACTGTTTTTGCCCGTTTTGTCAATCCTCAGTTCTTTGTTCCAACTCATGTTGACGTTATGCCCGTAGCTAGAGACTTACACGAAATAAAGCGTCTTGAGACAAAAGGGTACAGAGTCGCTCAATCCGACGTGACGCCCGTCGCATCACGTGATACAGGCGAAGTGGAGACTTCTGGTCCCGTTTCGAAAGTAGCGGGTGGAGTTGCAACTGTGGCGGACGTGCTTTCAGGCATTCCCGTCATTGGTAGTGTTGCTTCATCCGTTGCATGGGTATCGCGTGTGATAGGTAGGACTGCGGCTTCTCTAGGATGGTCGAAACCAACATCCATTCAACCTCAGAGTAAAGTTGTTGTTAAACCAAACAATACGTTGATTCATTCTGAGGGAAATGACGATGCCACTACCCTCGCGCTCTTGCAAGACAATGGCATTGATGGTTCATCAATGATTCCTGAAAAAGTAGATGAAATGAATCTTAATTTTATACTTGGTAGACCAAATTACTTTCACGCTCAAACTGCATCAGAAACTTTGTTTTCCGCTCGTAATAAGATCACAGCATGGGAAGTTTCGCCATTATCGCAATATCAATATGGTGAAGTCGAAGATAGCCAAACAATGTATTTTGGGAGCTTTGCTTATGCCAGCATGTTTGGAACTCTCTGGCGTGGCACTATAAATTATGATATTATGGTAATTAAGACCACTTTTCACCAAGGACGTTTTGCCGTAGTTTTCTTACCTGAGACCAATTTGGCTGATGTACCCGACAAGTTAGGTGACCTTCTCAATACTAATTATAGTGTAATCTGCAACTTGAAAGATCGATTGGATGAACTAGGAAGAACCACATTCCGTATTTCCATGCCCTTCATTTCCAACACGTTGTGGCGAGAAACGTATAAACGAACAACCAATACAGATAACCCTGGCCCTGATGCAACTACCCTCGATACCAAAACTGGGTGTCTTGCTATATATTCATTGGTCGATTTGTCTTTTCCTCCTACTGTTTCACCATCTGTTACATTTTATGTTGCGCACAGTGCAGGGGAAGATTATAAAATCGGTAGACCCGTGCTGAACCTTGCGCCAGGATTTCAATCGCGGTACGCTCAATCAGATACTGGTACTGTTTTTATACCAGAAAACGAAGACTTGATTGTAGACTCACACAGATCCTGTGATGTTACAGCGCAGACTACTGGAGAATATTTTACATCACTCCGCGCTTTAATTAAACGATTCGGTAGATTTGCTAATTTATTTCAGCAAAGTGATTTTGTTAGTTTACGTTCGCGTCACATGTCTGAAGATAAAACTAGTGGAGTGCGCGTAATGTCACGTTTGAACTTTTCAGATAGAGTTAGTCCTACTCCTTGGTACATGGCTTCTTTCCTGTATAGATTCTATAATGGTTCATCGCAACTTAAGATTATCCCTTTCACTCCTGGTGTTGTAGCAGATTCTTTTCTTTCCTTTGATGAAGATATAGAAACACAGAAACAAGTACCAGAATCCGATGAAATTGGACAACCACTTTTTCAACAAAATCAGCAAATTTCCAATGCTTTTGAGATACGAACCCCATATTATCGAGCTGTTCGATGTGACGTTGTTGATTCTAATCAAGTGCCCGTTTTAGGAGACGTGCGAACGAACATCAGATGTCGAAATCTCGCTAACTATGGTGGTGCCACTCAAACTTCATCGCTTTACGAAGCTGCTGGTGACGATTTTAATTTCTTCTTTATGATTGGTCCACCTCCTATGTCAGATATCAGAAATCTTCGATCCACTTCAACCTTCCCAACTGGCATAGAGCGAACAGTAGATATGTCGAGTATCACTGCAATAACCACAGATTTAGGTTTTGCAATAGGCATCCCCACAACATTCGCACCTCAACCCACCACGATGGTTAACCCCATCGCCGCGTCAACACGCGACACAGTAGCAATAACATACACAGATACCTCAACTGAGTTAGTTCCTGTTACCTCATGTAATATTGGATTTGATACCCCCGATTACATTTTCCGAGCTCCGCTCAATCCAGCTAAAACTTTAGATGCTGCTGCAACTCTCGCAGAATGGCAAGCATATCCTATATTTACGATTACAACTACTTAAAGTTTTACTTCACTTCTCCCAAACCATAGATGGTTCCGGTAGAGGGTGGTCCCTACATATTAATAACAATGTAGGCCTTATTTTGATTCAAGTCAAGATGAACTCCTCCTACCGGGGGGAGATTAGTATTGATTTGGAAATGACGAATAAGGTTCAGCCTTCTATAATAATTGGCAGAATTTTGATTATTTGTTATTCCCGATTAATGACAG